GTGCGTCTCCCCGGTGGCCTGGTCGTGCACGGCGGCGATGCCGGGCTCACTCGGGTTCACGTCACACAGGACGTGGATGATCGGGTACTGCGGGGCGCCGTAGTCAGCCATTAGTGCCCCCACGCCCTGGGCGGGATCGAAACCCCGCTCTGTTCCAGGGCCGCCTTGGCGTCCTCCAGGGCCTTGGCCGCCGCCGCCTCCCGGGCCAGCCGCTCGGCCGTCGCCCGGGCCGCCTCGGCGGCCATCTGCGCTTCCAGGTCGTCGCTCACTTCTGGTTCTCCTTCCATGCCTTGAACTGCTCCCCCACCCACCGGGTGTAGGCGGGGGGAATGGCCTCCGCGATCGACTTGCGGTTGGCGGTCCAGTGGATGTCCATGGCCTCTTGCCACTGGGGGACCGTGCCCTTACCGCCACCGTTGCCGTAGACCGCGAAGTAGGGGCCGGTGTACCACACTCCGTGACGCATCCCGGCGACCCGCCCCCGGTGGGGCTGGTGCTCGGGCTGTTCGACCTTCCAGCCCCCCAACTCGAAGCGCCGGTGGCGGATCACCCCGAGGCCGAACGTCTCCCCGCACAGAACCACGTCGGGTCGAGCGGCGGGGTTCTCGATGACGTACGGCACTCCGGAGCGCTCCAGGAGCTCCCTGGTGGGGCCGTACAGGTCCGGGTACGTCTCCCGCAGTCGGGCGTTGGTCCCCTTGGTGATCGCCGCGTCCCGCTGGCACGGGGGTGACGCATGGATCAGGTCGAACTGACCGAGGAGGGGCCCGGTCAGCAAAGCGCTGACGTGGATGAACTCGTAGGGGTAGTCGGGCTGGGGGTTGACGTCCACCCCGACTACTTCGAACCCGGCGTCGGCGTAGCCACGCGAGGCCCCGCCGACGCCGCAGTACAGGTCCAGTACCTTCACCGGTTCGCCTTCCGGGCCCGCATCTTGGCGGCCAGGGCCTCGTACCGCTCCTGAGCGGCGGCGGCCTTCTCCTGGTCGGCCTTGGTCCGGGGGCCCTCCATGGCCGCGGTGCGCAGGACCCGCACCAGCTGGGCGAATTCCGCGTCGGTGGCCATGAAGCTGACCTGCGTGCCGCCCTGGTGCACGGCCGACGCCCGCAGGGCGAACCCCTTGCCCCGCAGGAGACGGGCCGACTCCGCACCGATCATGCGGGGCGAGGGGACCTGGGCCATCTGTGCCCGGGTGGGTACGGCCGGAACGATGATCTTCTCCGTGTACGCCTCCGCCAGGGCCTCCTCCAGCGTCATGCGCTCCTGGTCGGCCGGGCGGACGCCGCCCGTGATGGTCTGCCACCCGGCCACCGTGAGGGCGGGGTGGGTGTAGCCCCACCGCTCCCGGTTGGCCTCGCCCACGGCCGACAGCCGGGGTTCCAAGGTGACCAAGCCGCGGCTGACCAGGGCGTTCAGGGTGGACTTGGGGCAGTAGACCAGGAACCCGGTCGCCCCGCCCCGCTCTACGGCGTACTCCATCTCCTCCACCATCTTCGGGGTGAGCTCGGAGATACCCGTGCGGGCCGGAGGAAGGTGGTCGCCCTCACCCGTGCTCGGGGCCATGGAGGCCTCGGCCCGCTCCCGGAACGCCAGTTCCTTGGCCTCGCACTTCTCGCAGACCGTGATGTTGTTGCGGAGGGAGCCGACGCGCCACGCCTTGGCGTGCTCCTGAGTCGCTTCCAGCGTCTCGAAGGACGTCCCAACCCCGGTCCCCTTGATCCGGCGGTTGCAGGTGGCCTGGCCGTTCTCGAAGTTGTGGAAGAGGTACCCGGTCTGCGTGGTGTTCCAGCTCATCGTCTTCTCCTTTGTCATCGGGCCGCTCCCCGGCCCGATGACTTAAGTAAACAACGGACCGGTGACGTTGTCAACCCTTGGCAGTCACTTGCACTCCGACCAGCGGAACGCGGGCTTCGAGACCTCGCACAGGATCGGGACGTTCTTCCACTTCCAGGTGAATGCCCGCTCCAGGAGCTCGGCCCACATGGTGACCTGGTCAGCGGGGACCGACAGCACCAACTCGTCGTGGACCACGCCCCGCAGGTACGGGCGCGCGTTGTGGCCAGCCTCGTCCGCCATGGCCAGGAACCGCAGCAGCGACTGGCACACGATGTCCCGGGCCGCCCCCTGGCCCACCAGGGCCGGGCCCTGCGTCCACGCGCGCTCGGGGTTGGGCCGCAGCTTGCGCCCGAACCCGTTGTCGAGCAGGCGGCCGGCCGCCGCTTCCTGGCGCACCTCGTTGATGTACTCCACCAGCCGGGGGTAGTTCTCCTCCCGGGCCCGGATGGCCTGCTCCACGACCTCCAGCGGGATGCCGTTCATCTCGGCCGTGGACTTGGCCGCCCCGCCGTAGTTGAGCTTGTGGTTGATGGCCTTGGTCTGCTGGCGGGTCCGGGGTGTCAGCTGGCCGAAGTACACGACCGCCATCTCCGAGTGGGCGTCGCGGCCGGGCTCGAAGAGCGCCATGTACGCCGGGTCCTGGGACAGACCCGCCATCGCACGCATGTCCACCTGCGAGGCGTCCACCGCGATGAGCATGTGACCCGGATCGGCCACCAGGACCGCGCGCTCCTCCTTGGCGGCGCCCCGGATGCCGATGTTGGTGATGGACGGCTTGGTCATCGCCCACCGGCCCGAGCCCTGGGCGTCCCCGATCCAGGCGTGCACCCGGCCCCGGTCGGTCACGTACTTGGCGATCTCCGCGTACTTGGCCCGGGCGCCGGTGGCCTGGTTGATCGCCTCCACGATCCGGCGCACCTCCGGTAGGTGGCCGTACTCCTGGAGCATTCCCGGCCGGGACTTGCCCGCCGCGGCGTCGTACCAGGGCTTCTCCCCGAGCGCGTCGCTGGAGAGGGCGAGCGCGCCCGTCTTGGTGACCGGGTAGGCGGGGGCGCCCGCCGCGGCGAACGCGGCGATGATGGCCTCCCGGCCACCGTCCGTGGCCCACGGGGAGGCGTACACCTCGCCGGGGATCACGTCGCAGAAGCCCCGGGCCGCCGCAGCGTGGGGGAAGAGGCTGGCGTAGCGGCGCAGCACCGCCACCGCGTACCCCATGGAGGGATTGACCTCCCAAGTCCGCTCCCCGCAGTCCTCGCAGGGCCCCAGGGGTTCCTGGCCGAGCGCCGTCAGCTGGGAACACGGAGCGCACTTGGGATACGTCCAGGAGAAGCGGGGTCGGGCCACGGTGCGGTAGTCGGCCGGCCACTCCCTCTTGGCCTTCATCCTGATCCGGTCGGGCTTCGCCAGCGGCATCCCGTACTCCTCGGACAGGACCCGTACCGCCTCCGCGCGCTGCGCATCCTCGTGCGCGACCCGCTCGGCCAAGAGCTCGGTGTCTACCGCCCAGCCGTTCAGCGTCATGCGGTTCTGGAGCGCAACGATCTCCATCTCCCGGCATGCGTACAGCTGTTGCTCCTCGGACTGCTCCCCGACCTTGGCTACCAGCGCTTCCCGAGTGTGCTTCGTCGCGGCCAGGTCCCCACGCAGGTAGTCCTGGTACTCCCGGGAGTCGAGCGGGATCCGGTCGAACCCCCCGTAGCGCTTGGCCAAGGCCTTCAGGTCGTCGGTCTTGCCCTCGTGCCCGAGGCGCTGCGCCACCGCGTCCAGGCCGTAGTACCCGTTCGGCATGCCCTTGGACAGGGGCGGGTCGATCAGCCGGGCCAGGGCGAGCGTGTCCACGGCCTTGGCGGCCAAGGCGTCGTAATCGGCCCCGTGGTGGTACGCCAGGGCCAGCAGGTCGAAGCCGAGGACGTTGTGGCCGTAGACCACGTCGGCCCGGTTGAGACCCTTTACGAACGAGTCCACGTCCGGTCCCGTGGCCAGCTTGGCCACGTCGCCGGATTCGTTCACCATCCCCGCCAGCCGCACGAACGGCCCCTCGTGGCCGCCGGTGAACAGCTTGTCCGCGTCGGCGGTCTCCAGGTCAAAGCCGATGGCGACGGGGGCTTGAGGGAAGTGGTCCCGGCACTGGGGGTCCCAGTCGCACGCCGGTCCCTCCCCGGGGACGTCGCCACACGGCTGGGTCAGGGGCTCCTCCCGCTCCAGGAACCGGGCCGCGATCGGATCCGTTCCCTGAACCTTATGCGGCAGGGGCGCCGGCGGGTCCTCCCGCTCGCCGGTCCACGGGTTCAGCCCCTCCTTGTTGACCTCCACGCCGCTCCACCCGCGTTGCTGCTTGCCGCCCACGCTGAACCGCCCCTGCCTCACCTTGGCCCCCCGGATCGTCTCGTGGTCCCCGAACCGCGTCGCGAACGTGCGGTCGTTCCAGGGACGGTGGCCCCGGTCGCCCGCCCACTCGTTGAAGGCGGCCAGCATCTCGCGGGTCTGCGTGAAGGCGTCGGGGGTGAACTTCAGGCAGTCGTCCGCGAACCCCAGGATCAGGTCCGTCTCGGCCCGCCACTCCCGCGTGGCCTGCTCCACCTGGGCCGGGGTCTCCAGCATCATGCGCCCCCGGGCGTACCACTCCCGAGCGCCCTGGACGGCCCACACGAGGGCCGCGGCGCGCACGTCGGCGTCGTTGGCCGCGTAGGCCAGCTTCGGGTCTCCCGTGCGGTCCCAGGGGGTGTCCAGGGGCACGCCGGGCTTGCGGAAGGTGAAGGGGAACGGCATGAGCGCCAGCCGGCGCCACGTACCCCAGTCCGTCTCGGTCACCACGGGCCGGTAGTTGGTGTTGATGAAGAGGCTGTGTGAGGCCAGGAACTCGACCGGGTCCTGGCGGATCCGGCGCGCCTTGATGGTCTCGCTGCCCAGGATCGTCTTCATGCGCTGCACGTTCAGGTGCCGGGCCTCGGGGGTCTCCTCCATCACCGCGTACCGGGCCCCCCGCAGGTCCATGAGCTCGGTGGGGTGGGCGTCCGGCGAGGCCATGAGGACGCGGTCCGAGATGAGCACGCCGTAGTCCCCCAGCGTGCGCCGGATGACCGAGACGAGGACCGACTTCCCGTTGGACCCGGACCCGTGCGCGATGACCATGGTGTGGTCCGGGACGGGGTAGCCGGTCAGGCCCTGGCCGATCCGGTCCCGGTACCAGTCGTGCATGTCGGCGGAGACGGCCGTCAGGGCCGCCTCCCACTGCGGGTGACGGTAGCCCGGCCGGTATTCGGCGTCGGCCGACTTGGTGATGTAGTGCTCGGGGTCGAAGGGCAGCAGGCGCCCGGTGGGCAGGTGCACGGTGCCGTTGGTGCAGGTCAGCAGGTCGGGGTCCCCGTCGAACTCGGCCGCGTCGCGCTGGAGGAGTCCCCGGGCGAGGTCTCGAAGCGCGGTGAGGCGCGACTTCCCGAGGATGGCCCGCCACCCGGCGATCTGCCCCTGGAGGTTGCGGGCGGGCTCCTGGCGCTGCTGCGTCAGCACCTTGTCGAACTGCTCGGCCGCCCACACCCGGACCGCTTCCAGCGGCGGCACGTCCGACACTTCCGACCAGACCCGCCCGTTCCACTGGAGCCAGCCGAGGCCCGACGCCCAGCAGAAGCGGCCCTCAAGGGCCTCCGCCAGCTCCTCCACGAGGAAGGCGTCGGTGAACGCCGCGTCCTTCTCCCCGGCGCCGGGAGCGGTCTGCGTGGCGGCCCCGTGGAGCCCCTCCACGTCCCCGCCCGCGGCGAAGTAGTCGTCCACGCCCTTCACGGCCGTCTCGCCCACCTGGGCGGGCACCACGACGTAGTGGACGGCCGAGGCGCCGCGCGAGCGGAGCCAGGCCCCGAGACGGCTCATGGCGAGCTGCACGTTGCGGTTGCTGGCCGCGTCGGAGTCGAAGCAGATGACGGCGGGGCGCCCCTTGATCGGGATTTCTTCCCAGTCGCCCAGGGTCCCCATCGAGTTGCGCCAGTTGAAGACGCCCGTGATCCCCACGGCGGCCAGGGAGCGGGAGACCAGGGCGTCGGTCTTCTTGATGCCCTCGGTGATCCACAGCGGCGCCCCGGGGTCCTCACGCAGCTTCTCGCGCGTGAAGGCGGGCACGTCCACCACGAGGGGCTCCTTGGCCGGAGTCTCGTACTTCACGGGGGTGACGACCTGCACCCCGTCCGACTTGATGCGGGCGCGCATGCGGGGCGTGGCGGGCTTGAACTGGTGGCCCCGGACCTCGCCGGTCATGCCGTACATCGGAATCAGGAGTCCCGGGTAGGCGTCCTCCCGGTTCCAGACGTACGGGCGGAAGCCGAGGGACTCCAGGAGATCCCGGTCCTCGGCCGTGCCCGTGAGGGTGCGGTAGCCCCGCTCGGACATGATCGACGGGGTGATGCAGGAGTCCCACTGGAGTTCGTGGTGGTGTTCTGCGGACAGAGCGGTGGAGAGGTCCATTCGGTACCCTTCTGGGGCGTGCTGACGGTGCGCGAGCTGCCCCCGGTGCCTCTCTGAGGTTCGGGGGCAGTCTGCTTGTGAGGGGCCCTGACCTGCACGTAACCGCGTCCTAGACGGGTTAGACAGGTAGTTCGGATCATCCCTCGTGTGAGAACTCTATATCCCGGTTAACCGGAGTAGCTGTCTAACCCGTCTAGCTATCTGTCTTTCGTAGGAAGCTCTAGTCCGAACTGTCCGGTTCCGGGCTTCTGCTCCGCATCCCGGCGGCCACCCTCAGAACCTCCTCGCGATCGTAGGTCGCCGGCCGCCGGAAGCCCGGGTCCCGCACCACGGTCAGGAGCCCGGCGGCGCTCCACCGGTTGATGGTCCGGGGGTCCACGCCGGCCAGCTCGGCCGCCTCCATGCGCGTCACGCGCGCGTTCTGTGTGCTCATGGGTCCCAGGGTACGGCCGGTGGCAAGGGTTGACACTGGACACACTCGTCTGTTTACTTAAGTCATCTACGAGAGGAAGACCCATGAACTACGACACTGGGGCGCTCACGCCCCGCCAGATGGACATTCTGACCCGCCTGGCCCACGGTCAGCGCCAGTCCGAGATCGCGGCCGAGTGGGGCGTCAGTCGGCCCTGCGTAGGCAACGACGTCATCCGGGCGGTCCACAAGATGGGCGTCAAGACGTCATGGCAGGCGGTAGCGCTCTGGAGTCGTTACCAGACCCTCCGGGACGCGCGCTCCACGCTCTCCACCTGCCTGCTCCCGTCCCCGGACGGGCCCGAGGAGGAGCACGTGAACGCGGTGCTCGGGGAGCTGGCTAAGGACTTTCGGGCGCAGGCTCAGGCGCTCCTGCCCAAGTGACCAGGCCGGGACTGCCGATGGACCCCCAACCGCCTGTGAAGCTCCCTGAAAAGGTGCTGCACGGGACGGCGACGGCCCACCAGCCCCCCTACCGGTGCCGGTGCGAGGACTGCCTTGAGTGGAGGCGGGACTACGACCGGCGGTACCGCGCCCGGCGCGCGGGCAAGCCCGCCCCGCGGATCGACGACGTCGGGCGGGAGTACGTCTGCGTCGGCCTGCACGCCATCACCTACGCGGCCCATGTGCGGGTCAACGGCGTCTGCGTGAACTGCAAGGGCCGCTACGACTACGGAGACGATGATGAAGTACCTGATACCGGCCCTGGTTCTCCTGCTCCTGGGCACGGTGGCGCTGGCGGTCCTGTACGCGGTGAATGAACCGCCTGCGGACGGCCAGCCCGCCGGTGTGGAACTGGAGATCGACCGGGCCGAGCCCCGCCCGCCCCTGAAGCCCCGGCAGCCCAAGAAGGGCGCCCCAAGGAAGGTGAAGTAATTCATGAACGACCGTATCTACGAGCTCACGCCCCGGCAGGTCCAGGTGATCCGCCTGGTCGGCAAGGGCCAGACCAACCGCGAGATCGCCCTCACGCTCGGCCTGGAGGAGGCCACCGTGAAGACGCACGTGACCCTGATCATCCGCAAGATGAAGGCGCGCAACAGGGCCCACATCGTGGCGCTGTTCACGCAGTGGGGCGGGGAGCTGTGAGCGACCAGGAAGCGGCCGAGCAGGTCTGCGAACTGTTCAACCGGCTTCAGGCGGCGGGTACGTGGGTCATCCCGTTCAGCCTCAGCGACGGAAGCGTGATCGTTTCCGTGGGGGACGAGGAGCTGTGGGCCCCGAGCGGCCCCGGCACGGAATGGACGGTGCGGTGATGACCGAGCTGGAGGCGGCCCAGAAGCTGCTCTCGCTGATCGTCGAGCTTGAGGCCGCCGGGCACGCCGTGCAGGTGGCGGAGCGCCCTCACGGGTACCAGAGCTCCTGGGGTGTGGAGGTGGGCTCCACCTTCCTGGCCGAGCCCACGTTCGATGGAGAGCCGTGGGAGGTGCGCCCGTGACTGAGATCAAGCTGCGCGACTACCAGTGCGAGGCCATCGACGCGGTGTTCAAGGCCTGGTCCGAGGGCACGAGGCGTCCCGCCATCGTGCTCCCCACCGGGGCCGGGAAGACCGTGGTGTTCTCCAAGCTGGTGGAGGAGTGGCGGTCCGAGCCCGGTGCGGGGGACCTCCACGGCAAACGGGTCATCGTCCTCGCCCACCGGGATGAGCTGGTGGACCAGGCCATCGCCAAGCTGCGGGCCATGCTCCCGGCCGGTGTGAGCGTGGGCAAGGTCAAGGCCGAGGCGCGGGAGATCACGGCTGACGTCATGGTCTGCTCGGTTCAGACCCTCAGCCGGGCCGGCTGCATGCGGGACGTCGTGTCTATGGCCCACGAGGCCTACTACGGCCGCGTCGGCCTGATTATCACGGACGAGTGCCACCACGCCGCCGCAGCGTCTTACCGAACGGTCTACGCCTCTTTCCCGGACGCTGTCCATCTGGGCGTGACAGCCACGATGGCCCGGGGCGACGGGGTCGGGCTCGGGAGCGTGTGGGAGGACGTGGTCTACCGGCGCTCGGTCCTGAACCTGATCGCCAAGGGCCACCTCGTGGACGTCCGTACGCAGCGCGTGGACCTCTCGGCGCTGGACCTGGGCGCCGTGAAGGCCTCCCGGGGCGACTGGCAGGCGGGGGACCTTGGCCGGGCCATGATGGACGCGCAGGCCGACTCCGCCATCGCCAGGGCGTACAAGGAGTACGCCGGCCAGCGCCAGGGGATCGTGTTCACCCCGACCGTGGAGACGGCCATTGCGGCCGCTTCGGCCCTGAATACCGCTGGCGTGAAGACGTCCGTTATCAGCGGGGAGACTCACCCGTACGATCGCCGGGGCATCTACGAGGATTTCCGCACCGGCCGCGTGCAGGCCCTGGCCAACTGCATGGTGCTCACGGAGGGCTTCGACGCGCCCTGGGCGGAGGTGGCCGTCATCGCGCGGCCGACGCAGTCCGCCCCGCTCTACACACAGATGGTGGGGCGCGTCCTGCGGCCGTACCCCGGCAAGACCGAGGCCCTGGTTCTGGACCTGGTCGGAGCGTCCTCCCACAAGCTGCGGACGCTGATCGACCTGGAGCCCGGGACTGTCAAGGAGGTGCGCGAGGGCGAGACTCTGGCGGAGGCGGCGGTCCGGGAAGAGGAGGAGGCCAACCGGGTCGTACCGGCGGGTTCCCTCGCCTTCCAGCTGAAGGCGCGCGAGGTGGACAGCTTCGCCGGGTCTCACGTGGCGTGGCACCGTACGCCGGCCGGGGTCATGTTCGTCAACTGCGGGGACACCTACGTCTTCCTGTGGGCGTCGGCGGACCAGCCCGGGCTGTGGGACGTGTGCACGGCACCGCGAGGCCAGAAGTGGGAGCGGACCCAGTACACGGGCCTGTCCATCGGAGAGGCCATGGCGTGGGGCGAGGCGGTGTCCGAGGACTTCCAGGCGTTCTCCGTGGCCAAGTCGGCCCGTTGGCGCCGGGAGAAGGCCTCGGACGCCCAGGTGGCCTACGCGGACCGCCTCGGCATCGCGAACGCCGACGTCATGACGCGGGGGCAGCTGTCCGAGGCGATCGACACCGTGATCGCCGGGCAGCTCTTCGACCCGTTCGTTTAGCAAGGGTTGACACCCTCTTTCAGGGGGTGTTTACTTAAGTCATCAAGGCAAGCGGGGGCCGGCCAAGTGAGAGGGTCGGCCCCCCGTAAGCCCCACAAACCCCAGTCAAAGGAATCAACATGAAGGTCGAAATCCTGGCCGTCACCCCGGCCATGGCCGAGGCGTGGCTGAAGAACAACCCCCGCAACCGCACCGTCTCGGAAAAGCTGATCAAGGCCTACGCCCGGGACATGTCGGAGGGGAACTGGGTCCTGAACGGCGAGGCGGTGAAGGTCAGCGAGACTGGACAGCTCCTGGACGGACAGCAGCGTCTGGCCGCCGTCGTCCTGGCCGGTACCACCATCCCGATGGTGGTCGTGAGCGGCCTGCCGCGGCAGGCTCAGGACACCATGGACATGGGCCGCAAGCGCAGTCTCGGGGACGTCTTCGCCATCCACGGCGAGAACAACTACAACCAGCTGGCCGCCATCACGCGGCGCGCCTGGATGTGGGACGCCGGTAACTACCGCTTCACCACCAAGGAGACCCCCACCGCTCAGGAGCTCCAGGCCACCCTGGAGAAGTTCCCCAGCCTGCGCCGCTCTGCTGAGGTGGCCACCCGCACTTTCGTCTCCTTCCGGCCGTCCTCGGCCGCCTCCACGGGCACCGCTCACCACATCCTGAACATGGTGTCGGAGTCTGACGCGGCCGAGTTCTTCGCCCGGTTCGCCGTGGGGGCCGACCTCCCGAAGGATCACCCGATCCTGACCCTGCGGAACCGCCTGATGACGGATTCCGCCGCCCGGAAGAACAACCCGTTCCACGTCCGGGTGGCGCTCTTCATCCGGGCCTGGAACGCCCTGCGTGAGGGTCGCGAGCTGAGCCGTCTGGTCCAGGGCCCGAACGACGACATGCCGATGCCGGTCTGACCTGCATCACCCGCCCCGGGACGGTTGAGCCGTACGAGCGTCATAGCTCACCCGGGGTACTCAGAACCACCTCTAGAAGGGACAGACGTGTACGTATCGGAATTCTGGGTGGGAGTGGTGGCCGGAGCCTTCCTCGGCTTCTGCCTCCTCTTCGCCCTCGCGATCCTCGGGTCCGTCGTCAAGGCGATGAAGGCCCGGAAGGAGCAGTGATCTTTGTGTACGGATTCACCTGGTACGAGGCGCTCGGCCTCTTCATCCTGGCCGCCGTCGTCTTCAGCATCGTCTGGACGGGCATCGAGATCGCTCTCGACGCCCTGCTGGACCGCATGAAGGCCCGGCGCGAGCGCCAGCACCTGGACGAGCTGAACGCCGCTCCCGCCGACATCGTCGAGTGGGCCAAGCTCCAGCAGGAGCGCATCGAGCGTGAGTCGCGTGGCTGACGTCCTGCACGTGGCGGCCATCATCCTCGGGTACGAGGGCGGGCGGGCGCTGCTGCGGCTGTGGCGGGGAAGGCGCCGGGACAGTGGCGCGTAACACCAACCGCCAGGGCGCGAACTTCGAGCTCAAGGTGATGCACGACCTGGAGGAGCACGGGTACGAGTGCCTGCGCTCCTCCGGGTCCCGGGGCAAGGTCGATGTGGTAGGGGTCATTGGAAATCGGGGGTGGAGCGAATGGGCTCACCTCCTCTTCATCCAGGTGAAGCTGAGCAACCCCCTGATCAGCCCGGCCGAGCGCCTCGGCATCCAGAGCCTCGCGCTCCGGGCCGGGGCGGTGCCCCTAGTCGCCTACGGGGTACCTGACGGCCCCCGGGGCGGTCGCACCGTGCACTACCGGGTCCTCACCGGGCCCGGGCCCAAGGAATGGGCGCCGTGGGCGCCCGGAAAGGACAGCGCATGAGCGTGATCTTCGAGTCGTCCCCGGACCGGGACGGCGACTACGTGGAGGTGGAGGAGGTTGAGGACCCGGACCGACTCACCGTCGCGGTGTGGCGGAAAGACCTTCAGGGGTGGAACACCGCCTACGTCCCCCGGAGCGAGGTCGTCGCCCTGCGGTACCGCCTCGGGAAGTGGCTGGAGCGGACCCAGGAGCCTCTCAGCGGCCCGGACAAGGCGCCCCAGCCCACAGCCGTCCTGCACCTGAGCGAGGCCCTGGGCGAGTTCACCAAGGCGTTCAGCGAGTACAGCCGGACCATCGTGAAGCTCCGGGCCGAGCAGGTCCAGGCGGCTACGGCCAGCATGCGGGGTCTGGTGGACGCGCTGGGGCCGTACATGGGCGAGGACCCGGATCCGCAGGACGTCGGACACCCGACGCCCCCGGAGACGGACAACTGTGTCTGCGGCCACGCCGGAGACAAGCACACTCCGGCCGTGGGCTGCCTGCTGACGGACCCCGAGAACCCCTGGGTCTTCTGCCGGTGCGTCCGGTACGAGGCGGCCGAGGTGCAGCCCCTGGAGGTGGACGCGGAGATCTGTGTCGGCGGCCACGGGTGCACCTCCCTCGGAGTGCACCGGGCGTACGGGACAGCGTGCGGCCGGCCGACCCAGGGCGTCGAGCTCAAGCCCCCGCTTCCGGTGCGCACCCCGGGTGCGACCGAGCCCCCGACGCTGAAGTGCAACTGCTGCGGGCACCGGAAGGAGGTGCACGGCGAATTCGGGTGCACCCGCATGGGCGGTCAGGCCTGGTGCACCTGCCTCGCGTTCGCACCCGCTCAGGAGAGTGCACCCGCACCCGAGTGCACCTGTGAGATCCCGGCCTCGGGTCATTTTGATGACTGCCCGCACTCCACGTGGCCGGAGACGTCGTGAGCGCACCTACCCGGGGCGACTGGATCCTGTGGGGTGCACTCGGGTGCGCACTCGTCTCCACCGCCCACGCCGAGTACACCCTGGCCACCGCGGCGGGTGCGCAGTGGCTGGTTGCGGGTGCGGTGCCGGGTGCACTCGACCTCTACGTGATCCGTGCACTCCAGATGCGGCGGGACGTGTTCCTGGCTGTACTGGTGATGGTGGCGGCGAACGTGGCCTCGTACCTGGTGCACTCGGGTGACCTGGAGGTGACCCCGTACCTGCGGAGTGCGGTGGGTGCACTCGCACCCCTGATCCTGTGGCGGGTGCACTCGCTCAGGTACACCCGCACCCGGCAGGAACTGCTGTGGGGGCTGGAGGCGGGTGCAGTGAGTGCACCCGCCCCGGCGGTCCCCGAGGAAGAGGAGGTGCAGGTGCACCCCGAGGAGAACGCACCCCAGACGGATGCGGACTGGCTGCCCGACTTCCTGGTCGAGCAGGTGCACCCGAGCCCGGCCCCGGGTGCACCTGCACTCCCCCCGCTCCCGGCGCACTCGCCCAACGGGTACGACCGGCTGAGCGAGGACGACTGGAACGCTCTGCGGGACGCGGACCGGCCGTTCCTGGACAAGGCCGAGACCTACCTCCAGGAGTGCGCCGTAGCGGACCTCAAGGCGTCCGTCCGGGGCCTGAAGAAGTACGCCGGCGTGGGCCAGGACCGTGCGGAACGTCTCCTGGCCCACCTGACCAAGGAGAAGAGCTCATGACCGAACCCGTCATCAGGTTCGTCCCGGACCCGGCCGAGATCACGTACGTGGTGGCCATCAACTTCCAGCACTTCCGGCTTTGGCAGCGCGAGCGGGGTTACCCCTCCTCCATCCTGCGCTACGTCTCGGGTGTGGACCAGCTCAGGGGCCTGCGGGACGCCCCCGTGCTCTTCCTGGAGGGCTGGCAGAACCGCCTGGACGCGCACGGCATCTACGAGGCGGCCCACCGCGTGATGCGGAGGCCCCAGCCGTGATCTGGGCGACCCTGGGCGGGGTCACGATCGGCCTCGCCATCCTGATCCAGCACATGATCGAGTGGTACCCGGGGCTGGCCCGGCTGAAGAAAAAGCCGGTGCCGTACCTCGCGGCCCTCCTCCCGTTCGTGTACGGCTGGTGCTACGGGGCGTTAGGCACCCTGACCGCCATCGGGCTCATCGGGTGGAGCTTCGACACTGCCCTGTGGGCCACCAACTGGCTCGGAGACGCGCTCCTGTGGCTGGGGGTGGGCGTGGAGGCCGGACAGGTCTCCCACGGCGCTACACAGCCGCTCACGGTCTTCGGGAACTGCGTCGTCTTCCTCCTCACGGTGGGGACGTTCGCACTGATCAAGCACACCCCCGCTGGTACCGCCGTGAAACGCGGTACCTGGTCCGGCCTTTGCCTCGGAACCTCTTCCGGGGTGGCAGGCGTCGCGGCCGTCCCGCTGGCGACCGCAGTGAATTCACTCGGAGAAACCGTCTACGGAGCATTCGCATGAGCATGACCGAGCAAGAGTGCCTGCACGACTGCACGTGCCACCGCCATTCCGTTCCGTCCCCGGAAAGCGGCCAGCCCGAATTGGACTGCGACCTCCCGGAAGGGCACGTGGGGAAGCACTGGGACCCCGCCTTTGGATTCTTCAGTGAGTGAAGAATCCGCAGAGCCCACGGGCGGGGCGGTGGCCGCGTTCGCGGTCCTCTCCCTGCCCGTGGGCGGTTCCCTGGCCGCCCTGTACGCCCTGTCCCCCGACCTCCTCGTCATGGGGGTGATGGGCGCCGGCTGGACGGCGGTCATCTGGGCCACCGGGTACCGGCCCAAGTGGATGCGCCGTACACGGGACCCCGCTCCCCCACCGCACTCCGAGAGGGGTTCGGAGGAGGACGCCCAGTTCACCGTCCTGGAGGACCCGGAGCAGCCGGGCCGCCACATCGTCGTCTGGAAGGAGCCCAGAACGTGATCATCTTCTGGATCGCCTGCATGTTCGCGAGCACGGCCGCGGCGTCGTACGCGGCCGTGCAGGTGGAGGAAGGCCGGGAGCGGACGCTGTTCGCCGGGATCCTCCTCGGGGCGTTCGTCGCCGTATTCGTCATCACCTGGAATCTGTGGAGTCTGCTGTGAGTGCCAGCGAGGGACACGTGTACTGCGGGAAATGCGGCTGGTGGACCAAGGGGTGCGGGCACTGATCGGTTACCGATCACGCCGACCGGGTACCTTGGGCGGGCAGGGGCGACCACCCTGAAGGAGAGAACATCATGGCCAAGGTCTGCGTGGAGTTCGAAGGCGGCGACGGGGGCACTCCGTCCCCGGTCCGTGCCTACACGACCACCCTGGGGGACGGCACCACCACCGACTTCGTGGTGATGCACAACCTCAACTCGCTGGACGTCCTCCACTCGCTCCGCAACCTCACCAACGGTGAGCTCAACGAGTACGACGTGACGGCCGAGGCGACCGACCCGAACCGCCTCGCGCTCCACTTCACCATCGCTCCGGCGGCCAACAGCGCCCGTCTGTCGGTGCTGAGCGCGTCGTAGAAGATTCAACCGAGGCCCCACCTTCCGTTACGGAGGGTGGGGCCTCGGCCTATGCTGAGGGGGACGACGAAGGGACGACACATGGCCATTCCCATGACCGCCGACCAGTACATCGCCGCTCTCAGAGCCGAGGGGCTCACAGTGGTGGAGGTGGGGTCCTGGCGGACCCACAACCGGAACCATAAGGGCCCGTGGGGCCCGGTCAACGGCGTGATGATCCACCACACGGTCACCAAGGGCGCCGCCTACACGGTCGAGCTCTGCCGGACCGGGTACAGCACCCTCCCGGGCCCGCTGTGTCACGGCGTGATCACCAAAGACGGCGTGGTCCACGTCGTCTCGATCGGCCGGGCCAACCACGCCGGCGGCGGTGACCCGAACGTGCTCCAGGCCGTCATCGACGAGCGGTACACCACCCGGCCGCCGGTCCCCCGCATGCACGACGGGTCCGCGGGCGCCGTGGACGGAAACGCCCACTTCTACGGGTACGAGTGCGAGAACGAGGGCGACGGCGAGGACCCCTGGCCGGACGTCCAGGTGGAGGCGATCGTCCGCGTCTCGGCGGCCCACTGCCGGTTCCACCGGTGGACCGAGAAGTCCACGATCGGTCACAGCGAGTGGTCGGACTGGAAGACGGACCCGCGTGGTCCGGACGGCGTGGTGGCCATGCCGAACCTCCGTGCGAGGATCAAGGAACGCCTGGCGCACTCTGCGTCCTGGAACCCCAACCGACAGGGACCCACCATGACCGCTCCCCTCCGTACCTTCCTCACCCGCCCGCAGGACGTCACGCTGCTGAAGGACGTCCCGCACACCCTGTACTGGACCTCCGAACACGACGACTCCGGCAGCCAGCACGGCGACGGCGGCAAGACCGTGGCCACGGCCGTCCAGTACAGCGGCGTTCTCAACCTCACGATCCTGGGCCTGGAGTCCAACGAACACGTGGAGGTCTACGCCATTGAGGAGAACGCCTCGGGCGTCCAGACCGGCGCGGCCGAGGACGTCGATCAGATCATCGGCCGTGACGGCGCCTTCGAGATCCGCAAGTCCATCCCCGTGATGGGCAAGGTCTACGAGCGTCTCGCGTTCCAAATCGTCAACCGCGCCGAGGCCCCGGCGACCCTCACGCAGGCCTCGCTCAAGATGCAGTCCTGGCCCAACGGCTGATCTGTGGATGAGCCGACGCTGGCCGAGATGCTGCGCGCGCTCCAGTCCGACGTACGGCGCCTCCTTGACCGGGAGGCGCACTACGTGACCCAGGAGCAGCGCAACGCCGACGCCAAGGTGTACGACCTCCAGGTGAAGGCCCTGGAGAAGGAGCAGGCCGAGATCAAGCTGCGGGTGGCCAGCGTCACCCGCTGGTTCTGGTCGGCCGTGGTCGCACCTGTCATCGTGGGAGTAGTTCTGTACTTCCTGGTGGGAGGCAAGCCGTGAAGGCCGTGCGCTGGTGGATCCTGGTAGCCGTGGTGTCCGTGGCCGCGGCTTACGCCATCGCCTACGGCCAGGAGCTGGCGGAACGGCTGGACCGGGCCGAGCGCGACCGCACCGCCCTGGCGCAGCAGGTGCGCTCGCTCGGCGGTGTACCTGTGGCCGGCCCCAAGGGCGACTCCGGCGCGAACGGCCGGGACGGGAAGGACGGACGCGATGGCGTCAACGGATCGAACGGATCACCCGGGCCTGTCGGTCCGGCCGGTGAGCTGGGTCCTGCGGGTCCCGCAGGCAGTCCCGGCCCGGTCGGCCCCGTGGGACCCCAGGGGAGTGCGGGTCCGCAGGGTGAGGCGGGCCCTGTCGGTCCGAGCGGGCCGCCGGGTCCGCAGGGTCCTGCCGGTCCCCAGGGCGATACGGGTCCTGCGGCCGAGGCTTGTCCGGCCGGCTACACCGGGGCGATCGTGATGATTGAGGAGAACGACTACTTCCTGTGCCGGAAGGAGAAGAACGATGGCTGAACAGCACCCGTGGGTGCGGCAAGAGGGCGAGACCACTCAGGCGTACGAGGCGTTCCGCGTGTACCTGCTCCTCGGGGGCAGTCGCACGCTGCCCAAGGTCGAGAACGAGTTGGGCAAGTCCCGCCAGCTGATCTCCCACTGGTCCGCTAAATGGAACTGGGTGGAGCGGTGCCGGGCCTACGACGTCCACGTCGTGGAGGCCCGGACGGACGGGATGATCAACGACCTCGCGGCCAGCCGGGACAAGAACCTCGCGCTCATGGACAAGCTGCGCAGTCACCTCTCCGACCGGCTGGACACCTTCATCCAGCGCAAGGAGGACCCCACCATCCGGTGGACGCAGGCCTTGACCGCGATGGCCAAGGTCGAAGCCAACTGGATCATGCTGAAGGATGACTCGAAGACCGACGCGCGGATTGGCCGCATCGAAGAGCTGGTCGAGCGCGCTATCAAGGCCGATCACGAGTGAGGATCAGCCGGGCCGAACTCAAGAAACTGAGCCCGGCTGAGCTGGTCCGGCTGGAAGCGGTCTTGGAGCAGGTGGTCCAGGACCGCGAGGCGGGAAAGGTCCCGTGGCTCTGCGACGTCCCCGGATGCGACGGCATGCCGCACGAGGGGCGCCAGGGCCGCCACGCGCGCGCCTCGCAGCGGCCCCCCGGGTGGCAATGGGACATCTGGCTCCTGCTGGCCGGCCGAGGCTTCGGCAAGACCCGCACCGGGTCCGAGTGGGCCATTGAGAAGGCGCGTACCCAGGACCGCGGCGCGCTGATCGGGCCGACCGCGGCCGACACCCGGGACATCCTCGTAGAGGGTGAGTCGGGGATCCTCGCGTGCGCGCCAGCCACCTTCCGGCCGGAGTACCAGCCCTCCAAGAGGCGCCTGGTCTACCCCAACGGCTCCATCCAGATGTGCTACTCGGCCGACGAACCGGACCGTCTGCGCGGCCCCCAGCATCACTACGGCTGGTTCGACGAGCTGGCCGCCTGGCGCTACCTCCAGAAGTCCTGGGACATGGCGCAGCTCGGCATGCGTCTGGGCGAGCACCCGCAGATCTGCGTCACGACCACGCCCCGGCCGCTGCCCCTGATCAAGCAACTGCTGAAGGACGAGCAGACCGCTGTCACCCGGGGCTCGACCTACGACAACCTCCAGAACCTCGCCCCCACCTTCCGGCGGGCCGTGGTGGCCAAGTACGAGGGCACCACGCTGGGGCGCCAGGAGCTGGACGCGGAGGTGCTGGAGGATCTCCCCGGCGCCCTGGTCGCGCGCCGCCACATCGACGCGGCGCGCGTGAGTCCCGACCAGGTCCCCGAGCTGGTAGACATCGTCATCGGCATGGACCCCGCCGGCACCGGCACGGGAGACGAGACGGGCCTGGTCGTGGTGGGCCGGGCCGAGGGCGGGCACTTCTACGTCATGAGCGACGTCTCGGAGAAGCTGACGCCGGCCAAGGCCGTGGACAAGGCGTACACGCTCCTGGAGACCTCCGGGGCCTCCCGCATCGTCGTGGAGGACAACGGGCCCAAGGATTGGCTGGAAGAGGTTCTGCGCCGGGGCTGGAAGGACCGGCGCCAGGAAGGCGCCCCGCCCATCCGGCGCGTCAACGCCTCCAAGGGCAAGAAGCTGCGCGCCCAGCCAGTGGCCATGCGCTACGAGCAGGGGCGCGTCCACCACGTCGGATCCCTGCCCGAGCTGGAGGACCAGCTGACGACCTGGATCCCCGAGGAGGACCCGGACAGCCCGGACCGGGTGGACGCCATGGTCCACGGCGTCGCGCACCTCGCGCGCAAAGACCGGGCCGAGGCCATCGCCACGAGTCCGTACGGCGCGCGCCGGGCGGGCAGCGCCGGCCATGAGCACCCGCTCGTGGCCGCACGGCGCCGTGCGCAGCAGCGTGCGGCATCCTAGGGGGAATCATGACTGCGATCACGCTCGTCCTGGCCGCTCTGGCCACCGCCCGCCTCACCCGCCTCGTCACCTCCGACCGCCTCACCCAGGCGCCCCGGCGCTGGGTGGTGCGCAAGCTGCCCGAGGGCAGTCTGCTGGCCTACCTGGTCGTGTGCGACTGGTGCGTGTCGGTGTACGTCGGCGCAGCGGTGGCGGCGGCGGGAGCGGTGGGCGGCGCGTGGCCGTGGACCTGGGCCGCTCCCGCGGCACTCGCGTTCAGCTACGTGGCCGGGTGGCTGGCCGCACGGGAAGGGATGGAGTAATGGGACTCCTCAACAAGCTGCGGGGCACGCCCCCGGAGGAGAAGCGTCCGGCCAAGACCGTCCTCGCGGCCGCCATGCCCATGAGCGGGCCCGGGGTGCAGGCGGTCAGCCTGCTGCGGCAGAAGTCGCACAACGAGGAGTGGCAGAACGAGGCCTGGTACTTCTACGACGCCATCGGAGAGCTGCGGGGCCCGCTCATCTGGATCGCCAACGCGGTGGGCCAGGCCGAGGCTCACGCCACCGAGCTGGACCCCGACACCGGCAAGCCCACGGGGCCGTCCGAGGACGCGGTGGCCTCGGCCGCGGCGGCGCAGGTGCTGGGCGGTCCGGCGCAGCGCCCCGGGCTCCTTCGGCTGGCCGCCTTGTGCTGGCAGGTCGTGGGCGAGGGCTGGGTGATCGTGCGCCCCGGGCCCCGGGGCAAGCCGGACACGTGGCTGGTCCTCTCGGGCAACAAGGTCATCTCCAAGGGGGGCACGTGGCAGTACACCGACCCCTTCACCGGCATACCCGTCACCCTCGGACCGCAGGACCGCCTGATCCGCATGTGGTCGCCGCACCCCTCCGACCAGGCCAAGGCCGACTCCGCCGTACGCGCAGCGTTGCCCATCTGCCGGGAGATCGAGAAGTCCTCTCAGAACATCGCCTCGCGTCTGGACTCCCGCCTAGCCGGCAACGGCGTGTGGCTGGTGCCGGAGGAGGTGGACTTTCCCATGGGCGACCACGAGACGACCGGCGCCGCCCTCATGGACCTCTTCCTGTCCATCGCGGAGACGGGCATCAAGACCCCCGGCCAGGCGGCCGCCCAGGTGCCGGTCATCCTGACCCTGCCGGGCGAGCAGATCGGTAACGCGGTCTTCCAGGACTTCGCGACCCAGTTCGACGCCTCGGTGGTCGAGCTGCGCCAGGACGCGCTGCGGCGCCTGGCCAAGACGCTCGACATGCCCTCGGACGTGGCGGAGGGCACGCAGGGCGAGGCGAACCACTGGTCCTCGTGGAAGGTGGAGGAGGACACCTACAAGATCTTCATTGAGCCCCTGCTCAAGGCTATCGGGGACGTGGTCACCGAGCACTGGTACCGCCCGGCCCTCATCGCCATGGGGATGACCCCCGAGCGCGCCGAGCAGTTCGAGATCGGCTGGGACACCACGTCCATCGTCGCCCGGCCGGACGCCTCCGAGACGCTGCGCGACCTCCACGACCGCATCCTGATCTCGGACGAGTACATGGTCCTGGAGAACGGCATCTCTACCGACGCGATGCCCGATGACGAGGAGCGCACCCGGCGCGTCCTGGAGAAGATCGTCATGGGCGCTCCCACGCTGCTGGCCGACCCGAACGTCGCCGCGGCCATGGGCCTGGACATCGAGATCTCCCCCGTCGCGGCCGGCGTGGACGCGGAGGTGGGCCCCGGTGGCGAGCTGGAGACCCCAGAACCTGAGCCCGTCCCGGACAACGTGCGGGCGCTGCCCGGTACGCAGGGCGAGGAGCCCGAGCCCGAGGCGGTGCCCGAGGGGCTGGTGGCAGCGGCCGAGCTCATCGTCTACGACGCCCTCTCGCGCGCCGGCGGGCGCCTGCTCACCAACCAGAACCGGGGCCAGTTCAAGTCCACGCCCCGCCACGAGCTCCACACCTGCATTGTCGGGCATGGCGACGCCTCTGAGCTGCTTGAGGGATCGTTCCAGTTCACAGACCGGGTAGCGCAAGCGTTCGGGTTGCAGGCCGACTACTTCCACCAGGCTTGCTACGAGTACACCCGCAGCTTGCTGCGCCGTGCCGAGCCCCACGCCAAGGTGAAGCTGTACCAGGCACTGAGGATGCTGCCCCGTGGCTGACCTGGAGGACCCGGGCCTGCCGCAGCGTCTGCGCGCACAGGCCTTCATCCGGGAGGGGGAGGAGCGCGTGGCCCGGACCTGGTTCCGGTCCCTGACCCGCTTCCTGGACCGCGTGCGCCCCGCCGTGACGCGGGGCGGGGGCGTGGACCCGGGCCGGGTCAGCGACCACGCCCAGTTCTGGAGCGACCAGGTCAACGTCGAGATCCTCCCCGAGGTGGGCGGGATCCTCTCGGAGGCCTGGCACCGCGTCACCGAGCGGGGCGACCCGCCCTCGGACTCGTGGGTGCGCGACTACCTGAACGCGGCCGGGAACCGCCTCGTGCGCACGCCGGACGAGGTCTACGGCCTGATCGTGGCCGAGGTGGAGCGGGGCATCTCGGAGGGGCGCTCCCTGGACCGGGTCACCGAGGCGGTGCAGGAGATCCTGGACACCACCAACAGCGAGTACTGGCGGGGCCGGGCCCGGACGGTGGCGCGCACCGAGACAATCGGCGCGGTCAACGCCGGCGTGTTCCGGGCGGCCGAGCTGGAGGCCGAGGCGCGGGGCGACGTGGCGCCGTTCAAGCAGTGGATCGCCACCGAGGACGCGCGTACGCGCCCCACGCACCGGGCGGCGGACAAGCAGCGCACACTGATGTCAGAGCCGTTCCGGGTCGGGTCGGCGCAGCTGATGTTCCCGGGTGACCCCCGGGGCCCGGCGAACGAAGTGATCAACTGCCGCTGTAGTATTATTCCTGTCGTACTCGGTGAAGAGATCGACTGGACAGACAGGGGCAGACCGTGACGCGAACCATCCCGAGAGACCTGAAGTACTTCCAGGAACGGACCAAGGTGACGGAGGCGGGGTGCTGGGAGTGGCAGCTCTTCTCCGCCAAGCCAGGGCACGGCAGGGGAGGGGCGTACGGGCACTGTCGGGACCCTCGCACCAACAGGCCTATCGGCGCGCATCGCCTGGCCTATCGTGAACTCGTAGGGGAGATCCCCGAGGGTCACGAAATCGATCACCTCTGCAACAACACGCTGTGCTGCAACCCCGACCACCTCAAGGCCGTGACCAAGTCCCAGAACAACCAGCGGAAGTGGGACGTGGGCAGGGGCGCCAACCAGCACACGGCCAAGGAATCGTGCCCGACCCACGGCACGCCGTATGACATGGAGAGCAAGCGGGGCGACGGGCGGACGTTCCGTTCGTGCCGAGCCTGCTACCGCGACTACCAGCGTGAGTACCAACGCGGCGTGCGCGCCCGACGAAAGGCAGCGAAGTAATGGACTTGGCGACGTACCACATGATCCACGGCTGGCCCGAGATCCCCACGGACCCGGACGAGGTTCTGGCGATGACCACGCAGGGGGAACTGGTCCTGGACCAGGATCTCCTGCTGTACCTGTGGGCGCGGTCGGAGGCGGGGGCGTGACCAGGACGTGGAGCGCGGTGCTGGCACGCCTGGGCGTGCCCACCGGGGACGGGCGGATCATCGCCCCGGCCGGGGGATCCTCCCGGGAGCTGCCCCTGCCCCTGCTGTGGCAGCGGGTCACCGACGACGGCCACGGCGGCGCGGAGGTCGTCGGGCGCATCGAGTCGGTGCGCATCGGTGACGGGATGGTGACGGCGACGGGATCGATCCTGGAGTCGGCCGACTACTCCCTGGGCGTCATCGAGCAGCTGGAGGCCGGCGTGATCGGCCCCAGCGTGGACCTGGACGACATCGAATACACGGTGGACGACCAGGAGCGCATCGTCATCACGCGGTGGCGGATCGCGGGGGCCACGCTGGTGGCCATCCCCGCGTTCGCGGACGTGTCGCTGACCCTGGACCCCGAGCCTGTCGAGCCGATGCCGGAGGTGGAGGGGCGGCCGATGACGGCCGAAGAGGGCGGGATGATCTGGGATTCGCTCTTCGCTTCGGCGGGCCCCGAAGCGCCCCTGCCGCCCACGGACTGGTTCCGCCGGCCGGACCTGGACCGGCTGACCCCGCTGACGGTCTCGGACTCGGGGCGGGTGTTCGGCCACATCGCCGGGTGGGACACGTGCCACGTGGGGCTCCCGGGGTGCGTGACGCCCCCGAGCTCCCCGAGCGGCTACAGCTACTTCCACACGGCCGAGCAGCGCACGCAGGAAGGCGCTGTGCTCCCCGTGGGGACGCTGGTGGCCGGGCCCCGGCACGCGGACGCGCAGCTGGCCTTCCAGGCCGCCTCACAGCACTACGACGACCCGGCGGCGGCCGTGGCACGGGTGATGGCGGGGGAGGACGAGTACGGCATCTGGGTGGCGGGCTGGCTACTCCCCGGGGCTTATCCACAGGCTGTGGATATCTTCCGCTCCTCGCCCGTCTCGGGTGACTGGAGGCGAATCGGAGGATCGCTGGAGCTGATCGCAGTCTGTTCCGTGAACGCACCTGGGTTTCCTGTGCCGAGGGCGCGTGTGGCCTTCAGTTCGCAGGCAGGAGCGCCGGACGGGGTGCAGCGCACCCTGATCGCCAGCTCGGGAATCGTGCCGGTGAGCGGTGATCACTCTATGGGCGTCAATGAAGTGATCAAGGATGCGCGCGCGCGATGGGCGTGGGCGCAGGCGACAGGGACGGTGTGACATGGCGTGTGGTGCGTGTGGCGGCAAGCGGCCGGAGACGGAGTACGAGGTCACGTTTCGTGACGGGTCCAAGAAGCGGGTGTCGTCGCTACAGGAAGTGAGAATTGAGCTCGCCCGGGACACCACGGTGGGCCGGTCACAGTCGTACAAGGCTGTGAACAAAGCTTCAAAGACCTTGTAATACAACGGTCTAGACGGGTTAGACAGGTACTCCGGTTAACCAGGATATCTCTCTCACGTATAGGCCGTTAACCGGAGTACCTGTCTAACCCGTCTAGGCACAGAACGTAACCCCTCCGTCACTCACTCTGCGTAGCGAGCGGCGGAGGGGTACCCTGTGAGCAGCCGTGGTTGCTGAGCTGTGAGCCGAACCGCAGGCGACGTGCCCTATCCGTCCCCTGCGCCGAGGAGGCAGCAGCGATGCCCGAAGAGACCAACCCGCAGACCCCCGAGGCCTACAACCCGGCCGCGTTCTCCAACGAGGAACTCCAGGCCGAGTTCGCCCGCGTCGTGGAGCGAGGCCAGGCCCTGGCCGCACAGGCCGAGCACACGGCCGAGGAGGCGACCGAGTTCTCCACCCTGGCCGAGCAGCTCCCCGCCCTCCAGAGCGAGGTCGCCTCCCGCAACGCCGCCGCGGCGGCCGAGCAGACCCGCCGGGACGCGTTCTCCTCCGCCACGGTCGAGCCCCTGGCCACCGTGACCCCCGCAGCGGCCCCCAGCGCCCCCGTGACGCCCTCCGAGCCCGTTCCGGTCCCCCAGGTCCCCTCGGTGTCCCAGATGGCCGCACAGCCGCCCGTGACCCCGCCGGCCGACCGGGCGCCGCGTACCGGCGTCAGCGCCCACGTCATGCCGCACACCGCCGGGATCCTCCAGCGCGACGTCGGCACCGAGTTCTCCGGGCTCAACGAGATCTCTCAGGCGCTGCTGCGCTCCCACAGCGCGCTCGGTGGCCGCACCCAGGGGACCTACGGCATCGCCCAGTTCCGCCGCACCCGTGACGCCGAACTCGTCATCGACCCCCGCGACAGCGGCAACGAGACGATGCGCAAGATCCGCCAGGCGCGCAACGAGTTCTCCCTCTCCGGCGGCACCCTGCGCGACACCGTGCAGCGCGCGCTGGACAAGGGCGCCTCGCTCACCGCCGCCGCCGGCTGGTGCGCGCCGTCCATGAATGACTACGACCTGTGCGTGAACTGGTCGGCGGGCGTCGGCATCCTGGACCTCCCGACCGTCACGGCCACCCGGGGCGGCATCAACTACACCGACGAGCCCGACTTCCCGACCATCTACGCCAACGCCATCGCGGCGGGCGGCGGGTCCAACCTGCTCACCGAGGCGGAGGTGATCGCGGACACCGTCAAGACGTGCTCGGTGATCACCTGCCCCACCTTCGAAGACCGGCGCCTGGACGTGGCCGCCATGTGTATCCGCGTGAGCTTCCTCCAGGCCGCCGGATACCCGGAGGTCGTCAACGCCTGGACGGACGGTCTACTGGCCGCACACGAGCAGGAGATCAACCGCAACATCATCGCGCAGATCCTCACGCGCGCCGGTGCGGCCACGGTCTTCGCCTCCCCCGACCCGGACGGCGACTCCTTCACGTCCGCCGTGTACGCGGCCGTGGAGCTCGCGCGCGAAGACCTGATGTACCGCTTCATGCTCCCCCGCACCGCCACGATCGAAGTCGTCTTCCCTCACTGGGTCCTCGCCCAGATGCGCGCCGACCTCTCGCGCCGCAACGGCGTCAACCTGCTCTCCGTCTCGGACGCCGAGATCTCCTCGGGCTTCACCATCCGAGGCGCCCGCGTCCAGTTCGTGCGGGGTTGGCAGGACGGCCTGATCACCGGCGGCGCCCTGTCCGCCACCTTCCCCGGCGGCGACGCGGCGACCCCGTTCATGACGGCCCTGCCGTCCTCGGTGAACTTCCTGGCGTGGCCGGCGGGCTCGGTGGTCCTGGCCCGTCAGGACGTCGTGACCCTGAACAACGTCTACGACGCGGCCAGCCTCTCGGTCAACCAGTTCACCGCCCTCTTCACCGAGGAGGGCTACGCGCCGCTCTTCCCGTGCCCGGGCCAGCGCCTGTACACGGTGGCCGGCTGCATCGGCGGTATCACCGGCGCCGCTCAGATCAACTGCGCCGACGACACCCCGTAAGTCCCACCCCCTGAACAGCCCCCGCCCGTTCGTCGTCCCTGTAGCGGGCGGGGGCCCCCAGACAGGAAGGAGGGACTATGGGAAAGATCATCACCAACAGGCAGCTGATCGCCACACCCCGGGCGGGCCAGCTGCGCTACGGCGTGTTCCGGGCCGCCACCGTGCTCGACATGGACACGCGCATGATCGGCGCAGGTATCCAGTACCTGACCGACCACTGCGACATGCCCTTCGAGTACGACCAGACCTGCGAGCTGTCCCCCGAGAAGGACTTCACCGAGGGCTCCGAGCTGATCGAGTCGGACCCCTACTGGCTCGTCGCGCGCAAGCGCTGCGGGACCGTGGGGCGCTCCGGCGAGGAGATGCAGGCGGCCGTCCGGCAGGTTCTGCTCACCGGCGCCCAGCAGCGCGTCGAAGCGGTCATGTGGGACGGTGGCGCGCTCACCACCGCCACGCCCACCCTCACGGGCGCCGGCGCCACGATCGTGACCCCCTCGGCCCCCGGGGCCGGGGCGGCCATCGCGGCCCTGGAAGAGGCGTTCTATGACGTCTCCGGGTACGTCGGCACCATCCACATGAACACCCGGGCATACGCGGCCGTGGCCTACGCGGGGCTCATTGAGGGTGCGGGCGGCGCCGGAGCACTGCGCACGCCCATCGGGTCCGTGTGGTCCATCGGATCCGGGTACGGCATCACGGGCCCGGCCGACGGCGCTCCGGCCGCCGGATTCGTGTGGGCGTTCATGACCGCCCCGGTGACCGTGTGGCGCTCCGGCGTCCTGGCCCAGCCCGACCCGCGTCAGACCCTGGACCGGGAGCTGAACCAGTGGGACGTCGTGGCCGAGGAGGTCTTCGCGCACGCGTGGGACTGCCCCCAGGTCATGGCTGTACAGGTGCCCATCGCCGCCCCGGCCACCACGACCGCCCCGGCGGTGCCGTGATGATCCTGGACAGCTGGGTCACCATCGTGCCCGCCCCGGGCGACGTCAAGGAGGTCGCCCGGGCGCTCCTCGCGCTGGCCGACTCCCCGGCCGACGTCCGTACGCAGGGCACCGGCAACGAGTTCCGGGTGCCTCCCTATCTGGCCGAGCGCTACACCAATCCGCCGCGTCCACGGCGCCGTAAGAAGGAAGAGGGTGAAGACTAATGGCGGTTGTGTGTTCCAACCAGGCACGCGGCAAGATGATCCGCATTACGCGTCTGGACGAGTGCGGGGCGCCCGTGGAGGGGGCCACGTCCACGCTGGTGGCCAAGGCGTTCGTGTCGGTCACGTCCACGCCGAACTACCGTGAGGCCGAGGAGATCTCTCAGGCCGACGCCAACGGTGACGCCTGTATCGACGACCAGTCGGACGTCTCGCTGCGCTGGATCGACCTGTCGATCCTGCTCTGCGTGGTGGACCCGTCCATGGTCAACCTGATCACCGGGGACCCGCTCGTCCTGGACGACGCGGCCACCCCCAACACGGTCGGTTTCCGCATCAACAACGATCTCTCCGGGTCGGCCGACTTCGCCCTGGAGGTGTGGTCCGGCGTCACCGGCCAGGCCTGCGACGCGGACGGGTTCCCGCAGTACGGCTACTGGCTCTACCCGTGGGTGAAGGATGCCCAGTGGGGCGAGTGGGTGCACCAGAACGGCGCCCTCACCCTCACCTTCACGGCGCGCGCCGTGGATGGCGGAGGCTGGGGCGTCGGCCCGTACGACGTCCGCCGTGACGCAACGATCCCGGCGACGCTGGAGCCCCTCCTCACGCCCATCGGGGACGGGGACATCGTCCACTTTGAGGTCACCTCCGCCCCGCTCCCGACGCCCGCCTGTGGCGCCGTGGCGCTGGACCTCACGCCGTAACGGACTCCCGGGCGCGTACGAGGGTGCGCGCCCGGGGCACGGGAGCTCCCCATGCCTCTTGCCCAGTACCGCGAGCAGTACTGGTACCCGGACGAGTCCCTGGCCGCCGGCGTGCTGGCGCACGTCTTCCCCCGCCTCTCCACCTCGCACGCGGCGCTCTACGCCGACCAGGCCGGGACCACGCCGCTCACGAACCCCCTGGCCACGGACGGCACGGGGTTCCTCACCTTCTGGGTGGAGAACGGCGACTACCTGATCTACGTCAACGGGCAGGCCTACGAGGCGATCGTAGAGCTGGACGGGATCACGCCCCACGTCTGGCCTGCCGCGTTCCAGTGGACCCAGACCGTCCCGGCGGCCGTGTGGACGATCCCGCACGGCTTGGACACCCGCCCCTCCGTCCTCGTGGTGAACGGCGCCGGGGCCTCGCTCACCGGTCAGATCGACTACCCGGACGCGGACACCGTCACCGTCACCTTCGCCTCGCCGGTCGCCGGTACGGCGTACCTCCAGCGATAGGGGATCAGCCATGGCCGGCGTGCAGTTCGGCAACCAGATTGACATGAACGGCCTGCCCATCACCGAGCTGGCCCCGGGCGTGGCCGGGACGGACGCGGCCACCGTCAGCCAGCTGGCCGCCGCCGCCCCCCAGGGGTTCGCCCAGGACGTGGGCGACGGAGTGACGAGCGCCTTCACCGTGACCCACGGGTTCAACACCCTGGACGTCATGGTGGAGGTGTTCGAGAAAGCCACAGGTCACAGCGTTCTGGTGGACGTGCAGCGCTCCTCGGCCAACGCGGTCGTGGTGACGTTCGGAACGGTCATCGCCTCCGCGTCCCACCGCGTCCTCGTGGTGCCCGTCCCGTGACCGCCGCCCGGGCCGCGTCCCTCCTCCGGCTACTGAACCTCACTGCCCGCCCCGCCGTCTCGGCCAAAGGGGACATGTGGTATCGCTCCGATCTGGACCAGGTCCGGGCGTCGGACGGCGGAGCAGGACAGCCGCTCACCATCGGCCCCACCGGCAACATCCCGGTGGTGCGCTCCACGGGCTGGCACAACCTGCCCGGGTACGGCAACGCGGCCGGCGTGAACTTCCCCTTGGACCGCCTGTACGCCATCCCGCTGTGGACCGGGCGCTCCGCCACCCTCACCGGGGTGTCCATCAACGTGACCACGCTGCTGGCCGCGTCCTCGGTGCGCATGGGCCTGTACGAGTCGGACGGCGTGCTGCCCACCACGCTCGTGGCCGACTACGGCACGGTCACCACCGCGACCACGGGCCTGCGCACCCTCACGGGCCTGAGCTCGGCGGTCCGGCCCGTCCTGTACTTCCTCGCCTTGGGGCGGCAGGGAGCGGCCGGCACGCTCGGCCTCTCCTCCCGCTCCACGTGGGAGCCGATCGTCTCCGACACCTCGCCTACGATCGCTTCCAACACGAACGCCTACTTCATCGACGGTGTCAGCGGCGCACTGCCCGGCACGTTCGGGACGCCGGCGGGCACCGATCAGGGCCCGTGCTGCGTGGTCCAGCTCACCTAGGAGGTGCCATGCCCGTTGTGAACCCGACGCCCCTCGCGCCCGTCCCCGCCACCCCCGGCGGCGGCCCGTGCAACTGGAGCGTCAACACCGCCTGCGTGCCGGGCTGGGACGAGCTCGACCCGGCCGTCCAGTCGGCCGCCACCTCGTGGGCCACGTACATCCTGTGGGCGCTCACGGGTCGCCAGTTCGGCCCCTGCTCGGTTACCGTGAGGCCCTGCGGCCCCCGGTGCGGTGGTCCGGCCGGTTACCTGACATACCCTGTCGGCCCCGGTGGCAGTTCCGGCGCGGGGATGCCCTGGATGATCCCGTGGATAGACAACGGCATCTGGCGCAACTGCGGCTGCACCGGGGGCTGCACATGCTCGGCCACCTGCGAGGTGGCCCTGCCCGGCCCGGTGGCGGCCGTGGACGAGGTGAAGGTGGGCGGGCTGGTCCTGGACCCCTCCGCCTACCGCGTGGACGGGTACCGAGGCATCCCGATCCTGGTCCGCACGGACGGCGACTGCTGGCCCCAGTGCCAGGACATGGACGCGGCGGACACCGAACCCGACACCTTCACGATCACCTACCAGCGGGGCACGGCCGTGCCCGTGGCCGGGGAGATCGCTGCCGGGGAGCTCGCCGGGGAGTTCGCCAAGGCCTGCACCGGCGGGGACTGCATGCTGCCCCAGCAGCTGGCCTCCCTGTCCCGCAACGGCGTGGAGGTCCAGGTCGTGGACCCCGGCCAGCTCCTGGAGAACGGGCTCACGGGCATCGCCAACGTGGACTTGTGGATCCGGGCCGTGAACCCGGCGCGCAAGGCGCAGCGCTCGCGCGTCTACTCCACCGACGCCGCGGGAGCGAGGTACGTGACGTGACGAACGCGATGGTGCTGGCACAGGAACTCCTGGTGTGCCTGGAGACGGCGCTGGCCGCCGGGCCGAACCCGCCCCCGACCAGTCGGATCATGCTGCGCGCCGGCGCGGAGGTGACCCCGCTCCTGGGCACCACCGAGGACGAGTGCTGCTCGGGCCTCGGGTGGGTGCGCATCGCCGGAGTCTCGGGGGTGCGCGAGCTCGGGGACCGGGAGAACGTCTCGTGCTTCTCTCAGGAGCGCACGCTGCTGCTGGAGCTGGGCGTGGCGCGCTGTGCTCCGCAGGCGCCCATCGCCACCGTGCCCACCGAGGACCAGTGGACGGCCGTGGCGCTCCAGCTGGACGCGGACCACGGCGCCATGGAGGCGGCGATCTGCTGTGCCTTCGGGGACATCGAAGGGTCGGCGGCCGAGGAGGTCTCCGTGGGGGAGTACGCCCCGTTCGGGGTGGACGGGAACTGCATCGGTGGCACGATGCAGGTTCGCATCCGCATGTCGGCCTGCTGCTAGGAGTGATCATGAATGAACCGAACGCCCGTGTACGCGTCCTCGTCTCCTTCAACGGAATGCGCGCCGGGGACGAAGCTGTGGTGGAGCGCGACGCCCGCGTACAGGCGTGGATCTCGTTGGGCCTGGTCAAGGTGGTGGACAGTGGCGAGAGTACGGCTGGACCGGGCGACGCTGAACCGGACGCTCACCGACGCAAGCCGAAGCGAGCTGCGCGAAGCGTCCCGGCAGGTGGTGAATCGGGCGAAGGTTTTGGCACCGGTGGATACGGGGCGTCTGAGAGCGTCGATCAAGGCTGACCCGCCTCGGATCTTCTCCCTACGGGGGAGCGTGAAGGTGGGGTCCAACGTGGAGTACGCGGCCATGGTCAACGACGGCACGCGCCCGCACGTGATCAAGCCCGTCACGGCCAAGGCCCTGCGGTTCAAGGTCGGCGGCCGGACCGTCTTCGCGCGCCTGGTCCACCACCCGGGCACGCGGGCCCGCCCGTTCCTGGACCGGGCCCTGCAAGAGGTGGCCGCCGCCCGGGGGTACAGCTTCCGGCACCGTGCGTAGACTCGTCTCATGGACGACGAGACGTACTTCACTGTGCAGGTGAAGGGGACGGCCTACCGGTTCCGCCCCTTCGAGACCGCCGAACTGACCAAGATCCAGACCCTCTCCCTCATGGGCGCTCACGCTCAGATGATCAAGGCCGCCATGGACATGGTGTCGGCCTCGGTCGGGCCCGCTCAGTGGGATGCCCTGGTCGGCCGCGTGAGCGCCGGGGAACTGGTCCTGGAGGACATCGTGGGCGCCATGAAGCGCGTCGCGGACCGCCAGGGCAAGCAGGAGAAGCGGACTCCCGGGAGCAAGGGCCTGGACGTCGCCTCCGCCACCCTGGTGCCCTCGGACCTCTCCTCGGAGAGTGTCTAACCTCCTTGCCCGGTCCCCCTCGCGCGTGCGCGTGGCCGGGGAGATCTTCCACCTCCCGTACCGCCCGGCGGCCGAGTGGGTCTCCGCCCTGGAGCGCCCCTCGGTCTTGGCCGCCCTGCTGGCCGAGGCGGAGGACCGCAACCGCATGGCGGACCTGGTGGCGGCCCCGGGCACGTGGGCGGTGGAAGACCTCCGCCGTGAGTCCCTGCGGATCCTCGCGGAGGCCACCGGGCGCACCTGGTGGGAGGCGGGCCGCCTCGTGTCCACCTCCGTGGACCCAGAGACCCTGGGGCGCCTCGTCCTGGCCGGGGTAGACCCGTGGACGCGTTCGATCGGGGAGTGGTGCGCCGCCACCTACGCGCTCCGCCTCAAGGGGGCGGACGAGAAGTACCGCCTCCGGTTCGATTTCTTCCTGTCGGTGCCCCCACCAGGGGAAGAGGACGAGTGGGATGATGGGCTGGACCCCGTTGCCGCGGCTGAGGCTGTGGCGGCGATGAAGCGCGGGCGGTAAGGAGGCGATATGGCGTCACAGGCTGAAGTAGACCTGATCATCTCCACAGCTGACACGCTTCCCGAACTGGAGCGGGATCTCCAGCGGATCATCAACACGGCGGAGGACGGCGCCCCACAGCTGGACGTCGAAGCTGCTCTCGCGGTGGGCGCGTCCCTGGCCAACATCGCGGGCGAGCTCGACAACGTTGTCACGGCGGCCGAGAGCGGCGCCTCGGACGTGGAGCTGGAAGCGGCGCTCGACGCCCAGCGCAGTCTGGCCCACATCCAGGGGCAGATCGAATCCCTCGTGGACCGGGCCTCCCGCGGCGAGGACATCGAGCTCCAGGCCGAGCTGGACCAGGTGGGGTCCCTGGTCGGGGTCTCCAACCAGCTGCGGACGCTGGTGGCCGAGGCCGAGGCCATCACCCCTCCCATCGAGATCGACGTCCAGATAGACGAGGACCGTTCCGGAGAGCGCGGCGCACTGCGGTTCGCGCGCGCATTGAGCTCCGTCCTGCCCAGTCTCACGCGCGTGAGTGGCGGAATCCTGGGCGTGGGGCTGGCCGCAGCATCCACCGTGCCGCTCATGGCCGGCATCGCCACCGCGGTGGAGTCCATCGCGCCAGCGTCGGCCGTCGCCGTCTCGGGGCTCCTGACCCTGGCGCTGGTCGGCGGGACCACGGCGCTGGCCTTCCGGGGCGTGGGGGAGGCGGTGAAATCCGCCTTCGATCCGGAGGTGAAGCCCGAGGATCTGGCCAAGGCGATGGAGAAGCTGGCCCCGAACGCGCGCGCGTTCGTGACCGAGCTGCGGTCCATGGGCGGCGAGTTCAAGGAGCTCCAGCAGACCGTTCAGGACAACTTCTTCGCCGGGTTCGACGATGCGCTGGAGGACTTGGGGCGCACCGTCCTGCCGGTCGTGGGCAACGCCCTGCGGGTGACGTCCCAGACGCTCAACCAGATGGCGCTGAGCGCCGCCGCCGCCGCTTCTCAACTCGGCCAGGACGGGACGTTGGGGCGCGCGTTGTCGTCGTCCAACGTCGCGCTGTTGAATCTGGCCAAGACCCCGGGGCAGGTGGTCACGGCCCTGGGGCAGTTGGGCGCCGCCGCAGGACCCTCCTTCGAGCGGATCACCGCCGCCGCGGCGGCGTCTGCATCGAGCATCTCCGAACGTCTGGGGAAGGCGTTCGAGTCGGGCGCTCTAGAGGACGCCATAGACGGGGCCGTGGACGCCATCGCTCAGCTGGGGCGCATCGCGGGCAACGTCTTCGGCGGGATCGGCAACATCCTGTCCACGGTCTCCAGCGAGGGCGAGGGGCTCTTCTCCACCCTGGAGAAGGTGACGCAGGCGTTCGAAGACGTCACCGCGTCGAAGGGGTTCCAGGACGCGCTGACCGCCCTGATCCAGACCGCCGGCGTCCTGATCGATACCGTCCTGCCGCTGATCGGGACGGCCCTGGAGCAGCTGGGTCCGGTCTTCCAGGCCCTGGCCGCCCCCGTCCAGATCCTCGTGCGCGCGCTCGGGGAGGGGCTCGGTCAGGTGTTCGAAGCCCTGGGCCCCGTCCTGGTCTCACTGGCGAACGCCTTCGGCCAGCTCGTCCTCCTCGTGACACCCTTCATCAAGCTGGCAGCCACCCTCATTTCGGCCATTCTGCCCGCTTTGACACCCCTGTTCGATGCACTCGGCCAGGCCTTCAACGCCATGATCCCGTTCGTGGAGCAGCTGGTGGCGAACGTCAGTTCGCAGCTGCTGCCCGTCCTGACCGCCCTGGCCACTGAGGTTCTGCCGCAGCTCCTGCCGCCGTTCGTGGAGCTGGCCACCAAGATCTTCCCCGTGCTGACGGAAATTCTGGTCGAACTCGCGCCAAGTCTGGCCAAACTGGGCGAAGCCCTCGGCCAAGTCCTGGTCGCCGTGACCCCGCTCCTGGTCGAGCTGGCGAACCTCACGATCCAGCTGGTGGACGAGCTCGCCCCCATCCTCAAGCCGCTCCTGGATTTGATCATCAACCTGGTGGAGCTCGGCCTGAAGGTCTTCACCGCCCAGTTGACCGGGCTGGTCGTCCCCGCCATCAAGATCCTCGTGGACCTGCTCCGGGGCGACTTCTCCGCCGCCTGGTCCGGCACGCAGACCCTGGTCCAGAACGTGGCGAACAAAATCGGTGAGGTTCTGGCCAGCCTCCGGGACCGCGCCGTGGAGATCCTGGCGGACCTGGGGCGTCAGGCCGTCGCCAAGATCAATGAGATGACGGGCGGCGCGCTCACCCGGTTCGCGGACTTCGTCTCCCGTTCCGTCGCGGTGGTGCGGGAGCTGCCCGGCCGCATCCGGGACGCCCTGGGCGACCTGGGGAACCTCCTCACGTCGGCCGGATCTGACATCGTGGCCGGCCTCATCAACGGCCTGAAGTCCCAGCTCGGGCGCCTGAAGGACGCGGCCTCGCAGATCGCCTCCACCGTGAAGAACACGGTGACCGGTCTCCTGGACATCAACTCCCCGTCCCGGGTGATGAGCGAGGTCGGCAACGACACGATGGACGGCTTCATTCAGGGCATCGGGGACCGCCTCCCGGACCTGCGCAAGGAGCTCCAGGGCGTAGCCTCCCTCGTGCCCCAGTTCGCCCTGCCGGACGGCCGCTCCATCCAGCTCCCGCAGTTCCAGCAGAGCGCCCCGGTGGTCCAGGTCTACCTGGGCAACGAACGGCTGGACGGGCACTTCGACGCACGCATTGCCCAGGCCGCCCAGGCCCGGGAACGGATCGCGATACAGGGGGTGCGCCGGTAGTGGACGGCATCGTGTACTTGAGCGCCGACTTCACAGCGGCGCCCGGCACCCAGACCACGGCCACCGTGGAGCGGAGCACCTCCGCCACGGGGCCGTGGACCCTGCTGGACACCGTCACGCTCCTCGGGGAAGTGGGGGTGTACTACGACACGTCGGCCCCACTCGACAAGGTGGTCTGGTACCGCTGGACCGGCGGCCCCGGCGCGGTCCAGATCGTGCAGGGCCCCTTCATCGAGCTCGGAGACGGGTCGGTCCTCCTCAAGGATCCCCTGCGCCCCTGGGCGAACATCTCCCTCAGCTTCTGCGCCAGCCCCCAGGCGGCCCTGGCCGCCGCCTGCGATCCGCAGGGGCCCGACCTCGTGTGGGCCGGGTTCGGGGACGAGGTGCGCCGGGCCGACGCCAACCTCTTCGACGTCTACGACGCGGAGGTGCCGGCGGACATCTACGGCCGGCGCAAGCGTCTGGACGGCAGTCTCACCATCCTGACCAAGACCCTGGCCGCCTCGGACGCGGTGCATGCCCTCTTCACCGCCGGGGGCCCGCTCCAGCTCCAGCTGCCCCCGGTCTACGGCTGGGCGGACGCCTTCATTCAGCCCGGCGACCTCACGCGCTCCTACCTCTCGGGAGCGCGTGACCAGCGCCTGCCCTACCGCCTGTGGAGCGCGCCGTTCACGATCGTGGACCGGCCCGTGGGCCCGGCGCAGGGCACCGCCCTGGCCAACTGGTGCACCGTGGCCGAGACGTTCGCCACGTTCGCGGACCTGACCGCCTCGGGCTTCACGTGGGGACAGGTCGCCTCCGGCGAGGCGACTGCACCGCCCACCGACGGATTCGGTGAAGGGGCCTTCGGAGACGGCCCGTACGGCGACGGAGGATAGATCATGACCTACACCCCCTACACCCCCATCGTGGTCGGCTCACTGAACTGGGGCGTTCCGCTCAACACCGCGATCCAGAACCTGGACGCGGCCAACAACGGCGCCCGCGCACAGGACCAGGGGATGATCGCCTGGCAGTTCGACCACGCCACCAACATGGTGGCCACGGCGGTGACCTCCGGGACGATCCAGTGGTCGAAGCTCTACCTCCGCCAACCCGCCACGATCACCAGCGTGAGCGTCCACATCGGCACCGTGGGCGCCGCTCTGGTGGCCGGCCAGAACTTCGGCGCGCTCTACGACTCCGCCGGGATCCGGCTGGGCGTCACGGCCGACCAGACCGCCAACTGGGGGACGGTGGGGTACAAGGAGATGGCGCTCACGGCGCCGGTGCCGGTCACGGCCGGGTACTACTACGTCGCCATCCTCTCCAACGCCGGCACTACGCCCGCGTTCGCGCGCGGGAGCGCGCTGACCTCCTCCATCGTGAACGCCAACCTCACGGCCACCACGGCCCGGTTCGCCACCGGCCCGGCGGCCCAGACGAGCATGCCCCCTGCGGTGGCCCTGGGTAGCCGGACCCTGACCGGCAACGCGCTCTGGACGGCAGTGTCCTAATGCTCCCCTCCACGGCCCTCTACAAGAGGGCAATCCACGCCCCCCACAAGGTGGCCTTTGAGGTGGACCTCTACGCCGGCGTGGACGGCCCTCTCCTGGAGAACGACGTCCCGGTCTTCGGCGGTTCCGTGAGCGCCCTTCTCACGCGCCGCGTGACCCGTACAGGCACCTTCAGCCTCGGGCCCGAGTTCTGGCCCACGTCCCCCACCGACCCGCTGACGCCCTACCAGACGGTGGCGCAGATCCGGGCGGGCATCCGGTACGGCGACGGCTCCCGGGAGATGTTCGACATCATCCGGGGCCGTGTGGGGGACATCTCCCGCAGCGCCTCGGGGGACGTGACGGCGCGCATCGACGACCTCGCGGCCGACGTGGTGGCGTGGGGCTTCGAACAGCCCCGCAACTCGGAGAACGTCTCGGTCCTCACGCAGATCGAACGCCTGATCCGCGAGGCGGTACCCTCCGCCACGTTCGGCGCGCACGACGTCACCGACGCCCCCACCCCGAAGCTCACGTGGGACGAGGACCGCGGCAAGGCGCTGGACGATCTGGCCGAGACCCTCGGCGGGCGCTGGTACGCCCTGGGGAACGGGGACTTTGTCGTGCGCCGCTACCAGTACGACGTCGGCACCGTGGTGCAGACGATCGAAGACGGCGAGACGGGCCTGCTCGTCTCGGGCGTCCCCACCCTCACCCGCGATGGGGCGGCCAACAGCGTCACCGTGACCGTGGAGCGCTTCGACGGGGGCGCCCCGTTCCAGGTCACCGCGAGGGACAACAGCCCCACCTCCCCCACGCGGTTCGACGGGCCGTTCGGGAAGGTCTCCCTTCCGATCAAGGTCCAGACCCCGATGACCGTGGGCGAGGCCACGCAGTACGCGCGCGCGCAGCTGAATGCCGCCACCGCCCTGTCCTCGCAGTGGACCGTGCAGTCCGTTCCCGACTACACCCTGGAGCCCGGCGACACCGTGCGCTTCACCTCGCGCCACGTCTCGGAGATCCAGCTCCTGGACGGCATCACCTACCCGCTCGCGCCTGCGACGATGAACCTGCGCTCACGCGCGTACGTACGCGCTCAGGCGACGCTCGCGTGAGAAAGGGACGACATGGACACCACTGACTGCCTCGCACTCCCCTACCCCGAGTGCGACCCGCCCCTGACCGAGGACGCCTCGGATATCGCCCAGTTCCGGGCCCTGGCCGAGGCCACCGACGCGGCCGTGCAGGCCTACGCCGACGACCTGGACGACACGCTCCTCAGCCCGGACGCGGCGGCCATGACGGGCGGGTCCAACACGGCCGGCCAGGACGTCATCCACGCCATCACCGTCCTCCAGTTCGAGAACACCCCGGGGATGGCCGACACCCTCGCGGGCGGCATCCGGATCCCGAAGGACGGGTGGTACATGGTCGGCGGGTACGTGCGCGCCTCCATTTCCCCGCCCACTGTGGTGAACATGCGCGTGGAGCCGTTGGTGAACGGGGACACCGTCTCCTCCCGCCAGGGCCCGGGGTTCCATAACGTCTCCTCCGAGGACGTCACCTGGACCGACGTGCTGTTCATGCGGGAAGGCGACCTGCTGAACGTGATGACCCACCACACAGGGAGCAGCGCGACCGTGATCACCTACACCACCCGCCTGTGGGCCCTGCTGGTGCTGGCCAATGTCTGAGATGACCTCCATCGGCCCGTACAGGGGCCTCATGCCGAGCGGGTCGTACACGGAGTCCCGCATCGGCACCGTCACCGCCGCCACCCCGAACTCGATGTTCGTGGACGTCGGCGGGACGGTGATCGAAGTGGCCTTCATCGTGCCCTTCACCAACGCGGCCGTCCTGCCGCCCGCGCGCGGGACCATCGTCCAGCTGGTACGCCAGGACGCCTCATGGGTGGCCATCGGCCGCCTCGTGGGCGCCGGGTCCAACGCCGTGGTGAACCCCTCCTTCGAAGCCTCCCCCGCGGGCGGCCAGCCCGCGGGGTGGGTGTCTTACGACGTCTCCGGCGCCTCGGTCGCCACCGTGGTGGACATCGCGGACGCCCCCGAGGGAGACCTCGCGGTGCGGGTCTTCTCCGGCCAGAGCTCGGTGCACTACCTCTACTCGGCCCCCATCCCCGTCAACGCCGGGGAGGTGTGGTCCCTCAGCGCCTTCGCGGGCGGGGACTACGCCGGCGGCCCCGAGACGGCCGACGCGGCGATCGTCGCGCTGTGGTTCGCGAACTCGACCAACCTCTACCCGACCACGTCGGCGGCGGACACTGTGGCCACCGTCGACCTGGACATCCCGCAGTACCCCCCCTTCCGCTCCCTGTACCAGAGCGTCACCGTTCCGGCCGCCACGTTCTACATGCGCGTGGCCCTGCGCTCCACGCTCGCGGCCGGCCAGGCCCTGGTGTGGGACCAAGTCATCGCGAGGAGGGTCTGAGATGCCCGCCAACACCCCCCGGGGCTACACCTACCCGCTGTACACCGACCCGGCCGACTCCCCCAGTCAGATCCAGGACTTCGCCCAGGACGTGGACACCGACGTCCAGGCCCTGGTGAACCAGACCACCGGCGGGCTGAACCGGGCCAGCGCGCGCGTGAGCGCCACGGCCAACCAGTCCATCCCGGTGGGCGTGGCCACCTACGTCACGTGGGCCGTGGAGGAGTACGACAACGCGGCCATGGCCAACCTGGGCGTCAACAACGACCGCTTGACCTTCACCGAGACGGGCATCTACCTGGTGCACGCGGAGGTGAATTTCGCCTCCAACGGCAACGCCACGGTCAACGGGCGGTCCGGGTTCCTGATCCCGAACCTGTCGCCTACCCAGTCCTTCGACACCCGGCGCGGCGCCCAGTCGATGGACACCGAGATGTCCCTCACCACGCTCTACCAGGTGGTCACAGTGGGTGACTTCATGCGGTTCCAGGTGCTCCAGGAGTCGGGCGCGGCGCTGAACATCAGCGCCCGCTCCTTCTCCGCGACGAAGGTGGCCGACTAATGCCCGCCCTGACCCCCAACCGCTTCTATCCCTACAGCTTGCCGGGGGACCCCGCCGACGTGCCCGCCGCCCTCCAGGCGCTGGCCGAGGCCATCGACGCGGACGTGTGCGCCCTCCAGGACGGCCTGAGCGGGCGCCCCGTGGCCCGCTTCCGGGGAACCGGCACCTACGACTCCCCCTCGCCCACGCACCCCGTCAACAGCCCGCCCACGCCCTACACGGACCGCGTCCCCTTCGACACAGTGGACTTCAACACGGCCAACGTCACCATGATGTCCTCCGCCGTGGGCCAGCGCCTCATCTTCCCCGAGGACCCCGGGTTCTACTTCGCCCTCGCCACGGTCTACGTGCCGGTCCTGACCGTGGCCGGCGCCACCGTCACCTACATGGGGCTCCAGCTGCGCCGGGGCGACGCGACCAACCCCACCTCGCTGCTCCCCGCGACCCGCCTCGGGGGCTCCAGCCACAACGTCCCCGTGGACGCGAACGACCGCAACGTCCGGGTCCTGTCGCTCGGGGTCGGCGCGTTCATGAACGGCACTACGGACGCGTTCTCGGTCGAGTTCCGGGCCGATACCAATCCCGACGTGGCCGCGTACACGATCGGGGAGCGGACCATCACCATCCTGAAGATGACGCAGTCCTAGGAGGAGCCATGCAGTTCGTACGCAGACTGGCGTTCAAGGTGCTCGGGGTGTTCCTCGGGGCGCTGACCGCCCTGGCCCTGGCCGCCCAGCCCTTCAACGTCCTCACGTTCGACTGGGGCGTAGCCCTGACCGTGAGCGGGTCCGCCGCGGTCCTCGCGCTCCTGGAGGGGCTGGCCGGGCGCTTCACGGGCGACCCCGAGCAGCCCGGCGTGCTGCGGTAGGCGCACAGCAAGAAACCCCCTCCCGGGGGCCACCACGGGGAGGGGGTTTCTCATCTCAACCCCGGCGGCACGGGGGGCCATGCCCGCCGGGGGAGTCTGCTACGCCCAGGGGTTGGCCTTGGGCGCCGGGGCGGCCGCTGCGGTCGGGGCCGAGGCGCCGCCCACCATCTGGTTCGCGAGGAACGCGCGCGCGACCTGCTTGTCCTCGTCGGACGCGGCGTTCATGACCCAGGGGTTGCCCTGACCGGCCGGATTGCCGGGCTTGAGGGTGTCGATCCGGCACAGGACCATCCCGAGCAGGTTGCCCTTGATGTCCTGGAGCCCGGCCGAGAGCTGGTCCTGGTTGAACCAGACCCCCCGGTGCGTGGGGCCGTCCAGGAACTTGCCGGTGGGGACGCGGTTGCTGAAGACCTGCACCGGTCCCTGGCCGTCCACCACGGTGACGTTGGCCGTGACGCGGTCACCGGTCGGTCCGTTGGGCTGGTTGGCCTGCTTCGGGATGTTGCGCTCGACCTTGGTGGGCTCCACCAGGATGAGGCGGCCCCGGAAGGAGTCGGCGGAGGCGAACTCGCTCACGCGAGGGGTCGGGTCGGCAAACGGGTCAGTCATGTCCTGCGTCCTGTCTCTCGTTCGGTTGTGGATCCCGCACCGCCCGGGTAGAAGTCGGGCGGTGCGGGGTACCCGTTCGCTTAGGTTGGGATGGGCTTCCCCTACCGCCCCTTCCGCACAGTTGGGGCGAAGCTTGACCAGATCTCTCGTCCCGGTGCCCCCAGGTAGGTGACGGGAACTCCGGGCGGTGCGTAGATCTGTGGGTGAAGGGGGATCGAACCCCTCCGGCACGTCTGCCGCCTGCCAAGGCACCCGCCACGTTTACCGGCCGCCGCCAGGAGTCTCTAGTACCGCCGCATCCGGATCCTTCGATCCGCTGGTAGCGATTCATCGTTTGACTCCTGTGGGTGCCGAGGAGTTGCACCTCGCTCCTGCTCGGTAGCAGGTCCACTACGGATCACACCCGCCACGTTTACCGCCCGCCGGCGTCCTGCCCCAGTCCCGGAGTCTCGGTCCCCGGTGAGAAGAACTCTACCGGGGACCGAACCGATGTCAACCCTTGTCAGCGAGGGCGGTCCGCGCGATGGCCACGAGGCTGGCGAGGTCCGCGTCGGACACGCCCGACGCGTCCGCCTCGTCCCACAGCTGACGCGCCTCCTCCGCACTGGTGACGGCGGCGAAGCGGGCGCCCCAGGAGACGGGCTCGGTCGGGCGGTCAGGCTCCCATGCCCACTCCACGGCCTTGGACTTCTTCCAGCCCCGGTTGCTGGCGCACAGCTCCGCGTACTCCCGGCCGCGCGCGAGGTCCGCCCGGAGCAGGAACAGCTGGCCGGCCTGGTCACCCTGGACGGGCATGTGGACGATCAGACCGACGTCCTCCCGGACGCGCACGGGCTGGATATTTTGCGAGTCGAAAGCCATCGGGGCCCACGTCTTGGTGTTCCAGTCGTAGATGCCGTGCTGGTTCACCCCGTGGGCGTACATCCACTCCTGGGCGTACGTCTCGTCCAGGCCGTAGTCCTGGAGCCCCTTGCCGGTCTTGAGGTCCACGACCACGTAGGTCCCCGAGAGGCGGTGGTACATGATCCTGTCCAGGGTCCCGCAGACACCGCCCCACTCGCTGATCATCGTCGTGCGTTCGATCAGCCCCGGGACCGCTTCGAAGCCGGCCGCCGCGAGTCGGTCCCGGTACAGGCGCAGGCTGTCCTGGAACATCTCCGGGGCGTCCTCCGGGACCGCCAGCCCGGCGTCCATGCGCTCGGTGAACTCGTGGAGCTGCGTGCCGATGTCCGCCGCCACCTTGCCGCCGGCCGCCGTATCCAGCTCGCCCACGAGACGGTCCAGGGCGTCCCGGGACTCCTCGTGCGTCATGCCGTGCGCCTTGGCCACCAGGTCCGGCCGCCGGGAGGCTCCGATTAGGACGTTGCGCTTGCCCCACTTGTTCAGGGACGTCGTGTCCTGGGCGGCCTTCACGAACGTCGTGACGCGCGTGACGCCCTGGGGGTTGCCGTTCTTCGCCCGGCGGTAGTCACCCGTGGCCGGGTCCTGGACGAGGTACCGGCCGAGATGGTCGCGGTCGGCGTCGGGCTGGCCGGACACGTTCAGCTTCCGCTGCGGGGGCGTGGGGTCCGCGAACTGGTCGGGAAGGTCCGCCCCGCCCATCGAGCCGTGGGCGTTGGCCATCACGTCCACCACCCGGGACGTGATGGTGTAGTCGGTGACGGGGCCAGCCACCTCATCCTCCTTCCACGGGTCGTTGTGTTCCTCGCACTCCCACGTCCCGGGCTCGGCCACCGACGCCCGGATGCAGTCTCCTGCCAGAATGTCGGCTCCACAGGCGGAGCAGGTTCCGTCGAAGGCGGCCCAGATGACGGGCGGGACGCGCCCCGGGCCGGGGTCAGCGGCCTCCAGCCGGTCCATGGCCGCTTGAACGCGCTCCTCGGTCGCCTTGATCACGCCCACCTCATGGGCCTGGTGCCTCTTGGCCGCGTCGGAGGCGAGCGCCTGCCAGTCGGGGGCCGACGCCTCGTCCGACACCTGGGGGCACGTCACGCCCAGAGTCGGCCCGTGCGGCGGAATGGGCTCCGACGTCAGCAGTCGGAAGACCTTCCCGCACCCGCCGCACTCCCGGGCTTCACCGCGCAGCGCCGGGTCCTGCTGGCACCGGGCGCCTACCGGCCCATGCGCGCGCAGGCCGCCGTTCTTCAGCCCGGCGAACATCCCGTCGCACTGGGGACACTGTTCCTTCATACGATCTTTCCTCTATCCTGGTCGGGAACGGCCCTGCCCCACTCACTGAGGCAGGGCCGTTCTGCGTTACTTCTGGGGCTTGGGCTGGGTGGAGATCATGTACATCTCCTGGTCCGCGTAGTGCGTCTCCCCGGTGGCCTGGTCGTGCACGGCGGCGATGCCGGGCTCACTCGGGTTCACGTCACACAGGACGTGGATGATCGGGTACTGCGGGGCGCCGTAGTCAGCCATTAGTGCCCCCACGCCCCGGGCGGGATCGAAACCCCGCTCTGTTCCAGGGCCGCCTTGGCGTCCTCCAG